CAATCGGTGGTGAGGGTTATGTCTACTCTAATGAGTTTGGTACATTTAAGTTAGTTAATCGTGAGCAGTTCAGTTATGCCAACTTCAGCAACAATAAGTTCCAAAGTGTAGAGAAATAATCTTATGACCCTCATCAGCAACCCTTATCGTTTAGGGGGTTGCTAGGGGGGTGCGATGCTGTAGAATATGAGAGAACAAAGCAAAGCACCTCATGCGTTCTGACCTTATCTGGGATGAGTTCCTCACCTCTGCCGAATGGGATGGGACCGTTTCCTGGTTACAGGGTTTGCGGTTCGTTCACCATCTTGGTTTGCTGGATTCGTTCATTGCCTCCCCATGGTGGGCACTGATGAACGAACGTCTAGATGCTGGTGAGTTGGGGACGTGGGTTCTGGAGGGTTGACCTCTCTCAGTTTTTTCTCTTTACTTTTTTATGAAACTTCAAAAACAAATCGAACTCAAAATGAAAATCTCTGATTTTTCATTAACCCGATTCAATGGTAAGCATTGCATTTGGAATCACAATGTATACAAACAAGCACGGGTTGTGACATCACGAACCCCCAGTGATTGTCGCGTTATGAAAAACATACAGAGAGACATTAATCAGCAACTTAGTCTTTATACCGTTCGTTCGTGAAACAGCAGTAGGGGGGTATATGCCCCCTTATGTGATGCGTTGCCGTGCCCCGTATATAAAATCGATGGGTCCCTTGAGTCTACAAAGTGTTACGGAAGGCATCTATATATCGTGCTATAATGATATTTCAAATACCTTCAATATAAAAAAATTTCAGAAAAAAAATTATGACATATAAGGATTTGCAAAAAAAGAGAGAGTATAATAGAGAATGGGCAAGAAAGAAAGCACTAAAAAATTCAAGCCCCTTAAATTTTCCCCCAATAAAAATTCCTGAGAAAATGAGAGAGACTCAGTATTCTGGGTATTACATAACTGAAGATGGCAAAGCTTATCGAGAACCTGGCAAATATGACAGAAATGGTCAGTACGGCAAAATTAACGAATATGGATTGATATATCTAAAACCTGGATACAGAGGTCGTCCAGGTCTTCCAGAATTTCAATATGAATGTATTAATATTTCAGTACGGGATGAAAATGGAAAATATCTGAAACAAATTAGAAGAAGTATTCATCAATTGGTAGCAGAAGTATTTGTTCCTAACCCAGAAGGACATACTGAGATATTGCATTTAGATAATAATAATCGAAATAATCATTATACAAATTTAAAATGGGGAACACACAAAGAAAATATGGAGGCAACAGGTTTACCAGAAGGAAGTATTAGGAAACTAAATGGAAAAAGTAATTATATTAAGAAAAATGGTGAATGGGTTTTAATTCCAAGCACTAGACCTCCTTGGAATAAGGGATTAAAAGGAGTTTCTTGGAATACCTTACCTGATGGAACTGTTACAACAAGAAAAGTAAATGGAAAACCCAGTACTTTTATAAAACAAAATGGAGAATGGGTTTATCAGACAAAGAATCCTAAACCCAGAGGAAAAAGTTTGAAAGAAAATAAACCAAAAAGAAAACCATTACCTGATGGAACTATTAGAACTCGTGCTGATGGTACTACATGGATAAAACAAAATGGTGAATGGGTTTATCAGAAAAAAAAAAGAAATGATTAACACTCTCCATAAAAAAAGTTTTCATATATAAAAACAAGGCACAAGGTTCAAAGATATGCAAAAAAATCCGCAGGAAAATTTTACGACTGTAGAGATCGACCCAGTAAGTGGTGAACATATTATTACGATACCCGAATGGATATGTGATGAGAAGGGCTGGTATGAGGGAACAGAAGTAAACATCGAGGTAGAGAATGATTGTATTGTAATTCGAAGTCTTGACTGAGTATAGATAGAGTGTTATGATAGTGAAGTAGTTTAATTAAAGTTATGGCTAAAGGATTTACTGTAAAAGCAAAGACACCCAAAGCATCTGAGAGTGCTCCAGAATGGGACTATGCGAAGGCAAAGGAAATGGTAAAAGGCAAGTCCATTGTCTTTTGTTTACCTGGTAGAGGAGTATCTTATACGTATCTCAAAAACTTTGTACAACTTTGTTTTGATTTAGTGCAGGCAGGTGCCAGCATCCAGATTTCTCAGGATTATTCATCAATGGTAAACTTTGCAAGATGCAAATGTTTAGGTGCGAATGTATTGAGAGGACCGGATCAAATTCCATGGGACGGTAAGTTACAGTATGATTGGCAGTTATGGATTGACAGTGATATTGTGTTTAACTCAGAGAAGTTTTGGCAATTGGTACTGATGGATCAGGACATTGCGAGTGGATGGTATATGACTGAGGATGGTAAGACGACTTCAGTTGCACACTGGTTAGATGAGGAAGATTTCCGTAAGAGTGGTGGAGTCATGAATCATGAAACCGGGGAGAGTATTTCAAAGCGTCGTAAACCATTCACTGTAGATTATGCAGGATTTGGATGGTTACTGATTAAGCACGGAGTATTTGAGGACGAAGGTATTAAGTATCCATGGTTTGCTCCTAAGATGCAAGTCTTTGAGTCAGGAGAGGTGCAGGATATGTGTGGAGAGGATGTATCATTCTGTCTCGATGCTATCGAAGCAGGATTTAAGATATGGTGTGATCCACGTATCAGAGTTGGACACGAGAAGACAAGAGTCATCTGATGGTACTGACAGAATATACAATTCTCCATAAAGGGAAAGTTCTGTATAAGAACTTGACGGAGGAGGAGTATTTTGATAAGATAGAGGACCTTTCGATAGAGTATTATCAGAAAGGTTCTCCAAGACCAGTACATCTCGAAACAAAAATCACAAAGTATTAAGGAGTTATTATGGCAGTACGTGCAAAGGTTGGATCAAATGGTAATGGTTTTGTGGAAGGAAAACCGAAAAAAACTCGTCAAGGTAACGGGAAGCACACAAAGTATGCCGCGACTTCTCGTAATGGGAAGAAAAAGATGTATCGTGGACAAGGACGGGGTTAATGGGACGTTGGATACATAAAAAAGGTAAATCAAAACCCGATAAACGTTGTAAAAACGTTTTGACTCCTAAAAAATGTTCCAAACCTAAGAAGAAAAAATGAGTTGTTTGATTGCAAATCTTCCTGCACAAGAACGTGAAACTTCAACTGAAGAAGATAAAAATAAATAGAAATAAGGGATAGTAACCCCTCAAAAAGTTCTGATTTTACTAATCAGGAGCAAAATGGGCAATTCACCAGTCGATAGAAGTGCAAGTTACATGAAAGAAGTGTGGGGAACAACAAGTTTGACCACAGATTACTGGTCATTACCTAAAAAAACCGAAGATCCTGAAGAAAGAGTAATTCAGGAGATTATGCATGATGATTTGAAGAAAGGGCAGAAGAATCTTCAGGAATAGAGTATAAATATAATTAAGAAAACTCTTTAACAATGGCAATTCAGAGGATATCACGGGCCTTTAAGGACATTAGTTTATCTTTTGAGCCCCATCCTGTGACAAAAGACCTTCCGATTCTAAAAAATGAGAACGCAATTCGTCGTTCCGTAAGAAATATAGTAGAAACTATCCCAACAGAGAGATTTTTTAACTCTTTGTTGGGATCTGATGTAAGAAGAAGTCTATTTGAGTTCGTTGATTTTGGTACTGCATCAGTGATTCAGGATCAAATTGAAATTGCAATTAATAATTTTGAAGATAGAGTCGAAAATTTGATCGTTCAGGTAGATCCAATAGCAGACGAAAACACATTTAATGTAACAGTCATATTTGATATTATTGGTCAAGAGTTTCCGACACAAGAATATTCATTCCTCCTAGAGGCAACCAGATAAAATGCCTTTTACAAAATATACAAATTTAGATTTTGATCAGATAAAAACTTCTATCAAAGATTATCTCCGTGCCAACTCTACATTCACGGACTTTGATTTTGAAGGATCAAACTTTTCAGTTTTAATTGATACGTTAGCATATAATACTTACATTACTGCATTCAATTCGAATATGGTTGTGAATGAATCCTTTTTGGATTCTGCAACTCTTCGAGAAAATGTAGTTTCTCTTGCTGGTAATATTGGATATGTCCCCCGTTCCAGAGTCGCATCAAAGGCACAAATATCCTTTAATGTAACAACTAGCACAGATACTCCTACATTGACCCTGAAGGCAGGTATAGTGTGCGTAGGGAGTACTAATGATACTACATACACCTTTGC